GCCAACGTCCGCAGCGGTGCAGACTTCGTGAACATTGAGCCCTGGCGTGGCTGCATGGTGCGGACGTTGGCGACAAGGTGCAGAGATTGCGGACCTACTGCCGCACCGGACGGCTCGTCCACGAAGGCGTGCGCGATACGTTGATGGACCTCGCAGCCTATAGCCTGTTAGCTATCGTCCTTTTCGATGAGGGCAACGATGCAGCCCCTGACCGCCGATGACATTGCCCGCATTGAGCACCGCGCCAGACGGTTCCAGGGGGCCTGGACCGGCACCAGCGGCACGCTGGCGGCCGACGTCATGCGGCTGCTCGAGGAGCGGCGGCGGCTGATGGTTGAGTTGGCACGGCTGCGTGAGCAGCGTTGAGCCGGGCGGCGGGTTGAGGCTGCGGGTTTTCGTCCTTTCCCCGCGGCCTCCCCGCTTGCTCAGGCTCAGGCAGCCGGCTTGTCCTCGTCAGGCTTCTCCAAGGGCGGCAGCAGTTCATGGGGCTGCGGGCCTCGCTCTGCCATTCTGGGGTCGAGATACCATCGCTTGGTGACTGCCGGGCTGGAGTGCCCCGCAAACGCCACAGGATCGCCTCCAGCGGCCGCAATCTGGGAGATGGCAGTGCGACGTATCTGATGCCAGGCCATCCGTTTGCCGGCCAACCCGGCCCTCTTCATGATGAGTTTGAGCCTGCGGTAGACGGCCGACTTGTTGCCGGGCCACGGCAGCACCATCTCGTACCCGTGGGCCTTAAGCCGGTCCAGCCGGTCGCAGAGCGGCTCAGACAACTGGTACACCCGGCCCCGGCGGCCGCCCTTGCGGATCTCGGCATCGACGAGCAACGTGGGCCGCTGGTACGAGCGGACGGCCGCGGACATCAAGGCACCGATGCGCTCGCCGGTCTCGAATGCCAGCTGGATGGCGGCCGGGAACCACTCGCTGGCGTGGATCGTGCCGACGTATCGCTGCGCCCGGCCGGCTTCGGCGAACAGCCGCTGCATCTCTCCAGCGGTCCAGGCCGTCGGCACCCGGTCAGGCAGCCTGCCCGGCGGGCAGGACGGCATCCGCTCTAGGCCCGGTACACGCCGCTCCCAGGCCAGCCGAGCAATCGCCATCAGAGCACACCGCTCGCGCTCGGCAGTGTACGGGCTGCGTGTCGATGCCCGGTGCTCGAGGTAGCGGGCCAGGACGAGCTCGTCGAGGTGGTCGATCCGGCACTCGTCGGCGATGCCCTCGGCAACGAGCCAGCGGTCAAACGCTCGGAAGGTCGCTTCGTAGAGCGTGCTGGTCTTCGGGCTCCGACCTCGCAGCCGCAGCGGCCTGTAGGTCGTCTTGAAAAACTCTCTCAGTGTCATCGCGTCACCTCCAGAAGATAGGTCACGCGTCCGTGCGAATCCGGCGTATTACGTCCTTTTACGTCATTTAGCGTCCGGTAAGTCAGGTTGTTTCAGTCATGACACCATTTTGGGGGTTAATCCCTCAGATGGTGTCCCCGCCATTTGAACCTAGCCTCGGCCGCCTATCTGAACCCTACGGGAGCAGGGCGGCCGGGGCAAATAATTGCTAGCCAGGATGGCCGGCAGACGCTAAAAGAGGGCCATGACGTTGGCCGTCCAACTGCCCCCGAAACGGAATCTCTGCGGCACCGCCGAGGCTGCCGAGCTCTACGGCTGCAGCCAGCGGCACATTCGGACCATGGCCGACAGGGGCGAAATCTGGTCCGAGAAGGTGTCGGAGCGGGTGCTCCTAGTCGACGCCGACGAGATTGAGCGGCTGGCCCGAGAGAAGGGCGAGCTCCGCAAGGCCGGCAAACTCTGCGGCCGGCGTCCTGCTGGCCGGAAGTCGGCCTAAAGTTCCGCGGTTCTACGTCCGAAAAAAACGGGGTTGACGAATCTCCCATCGGGGATTTACGCTCCTGCCACCATCGTCAAGGAGGACGAATGATGAACGTCGAGTTTTGGGTTCAGTTTGTGGTTTTGGTCATGAGACTCATCGCAGCTGGCTGCTGCGAATAGCCCATCGGAGAACAACGCAATGGACGCGCACACGAGAGAGGCTGCCGCGGCGGTGGCAGGGATGTCTGAAACGTACGGCTGGAGCCCGAGCCCGGGTGACGTCGTGATCGGCGAGCGGCCATTTAAGGGCGACCGGGCCAAGGGGATCGTGCGGGCCAGCAACGGCACGTACTGCCTGGTCGAGATTGAGGGCGAGACGCTGGCCTACTACCCGCGAGAGCTGTGGTGGACCGGCGAGCGGGTGGAGGGCTGAGCGATGGACCTTGCAATGTCGCGGGACGCTCAAGCTCTTGCCACGGTGATTAGCAAGGCGTTGGAGCAGGACGACAGCACGCCGAGTGATGAGCGGCTGTCTTATCGGCTTTTGCTGCAGATGTCGCTGCCGCTGCTGCAGCACCTTGCAGAACAAGACGGAGGCCCGGCGGAGCCGGGATGCCAAGGACGGAACGGTGCCGCCGACCCAGGGACGGGGGAGCGGCTTTTTACAGCAACGACAGAAAGGGATGACACATGAGCGTGTTTCAGAAGGCAACCAAGTCTCAGGCCAAACTGAGGGCGGCAATCTTTGGACCCAGTGGAGCAGGTAAGACCTTCTCAAGCCTGCGAATCGCCACCGGCCTTGGCGGCCGGATTGCGGTGATCGACACCGAGCGTGGCAGTGCGGCCAAGTATGCCGATCTGTTTGACTTTGACGTCGCCGAGCCGGCCGACAAAACCATCGACTCGTACGTCGAGACGATCAAAGCCGCCGGCGAGTACGACGTCTTGGTTATCGACAGCCTGTCGCACGCCTGGGCCGAACTGTTGGCCGAGATTGACCGGCTTGCAAATGCGAAGTTCCGTGGCAACACGTGGAGTGCCTGGAGCGAGGGCACACCCAAGCAGCGGCGGCTGGTCGACGCGATTCTCGACTTTCCCGGCCACGTGATTGCCACGATGCGGTCAAAGACCGAGTGGCAGACCTCGAGCGACTCCTCGGGCAAGAGTCGGCCCGTTCGAGTCGGTCTGGCCCCGGAGCAGGGCAAGGGCATTGAGTACGAGTTCGACGTCCTGTTTGAAATCAGCCCTGAGCACATCGTGCATGTGATCAAAGATCGCTCGGGCCGGTTTCAGGACCGCACCATCGACAAGCCAGACGAGGAGTTTGGCAAGGCCCTCGCAGCGTGGCTGTCGGACGCGCCGCCGCCGGCTGAAGACGCCGAGCTCGTCGAGAAGGCCAAGGCGGCGGTGATCGAGGCCGACTCAGTTGAGCGGCTGGATCAACTCAGGCGATTGGTCTCGGAGCGTGTCCGCGAGGGCAAGTTCCACCAAGCCACAGCAGACCAACTGGTCAAGGACATCCTGGCCAAGGTGGAAGAGATCGGAACGGAAGTCGGAGCAGTCTCCTAAACAGAAAGGACAGGAACGAGATGGACTTCGTGATCGAAGACGAGATGAGTCAGCCGCCGATGGTCGAGCGGGAGATCGTGCCCGCCGGCCAGCACCGGATGACGATCAAGCACTGCGAGGAGGGGCCGAACCAGTACAAGACCAGCGACGAGAACCCGGAGGGGCAGTGCATCAAACTGCGTCTCTCGACCGTCGACGGCATGTACAAGTTCGTCTTCGACGACATCCCGAAGCACCTGGGATGGCGGGCGAAGCAGTTGGCCGAGGCCCTGGCTATCGTGCCGGTCGGCGGCCGGCTCAGTCTGAAGCCCGAGGAGCTCGTCGGCCAGGTCGTGAACGTGGAGATCAGCCACTACACGAGCAAGGCCGGCAAGGTCTCGGCAGTCGTGAAGCGGTACGTGCCGGCTACGGCCGGGGCCGCTGAGCAGAAGAAGAGTCGTCCCAGGCCGCAGAAGGTTGCGGTCTCAGGCCCGGCGGACGACATCCCCTTCTGAGTGATCACCGCCCGCTGCCACGGTGTCCCGAACCTTCCGCCGTGGTGGCTGGTACCCCGCACATAGTGTGAGCCTGGGCTCATAACCCAGGCGGCAGTGGTGCAAGTCCGCTGGCGGGTGCTGGATGGTTAAGCCTCGTGTCACGGAAGACAAGATGCGAAAGACTCGGTATGCCTGCGAGATCTTGGGCGAGCAGTTTGCTACGGCGAAAGACTTGAGGTCTCGATGCCGCCTGGTGCTTGATAAATACCTTGTTCATCCGTGCCGTGATGAAGAGCAGTTGAATGAGAATGACTCTGCGTTTTTTGTTGAACTTGTCAGGCTTCGTGACGCAGCACGGATCCCGCGTGGTTGCTACGTAAAGCGAGTGTTGCGATCAACAAGAGACGGCCAAGTCGGCCGGCATCTGCTGTTTGAGTTCAGCGACGGAAGCCGAGACATGATCGGCTGGAGCA